ATCACTCATATATAATCCGGTTTCTTTAGAATAATATGGAAAGATAATCACTATAACTGCTTAAAGTACTAAACGTACAACAGTGGATTAGAGCTTTCTATACTAAAGAAAAAACACACGAAACAATCATCTTCACAGACAACCGCTTAGACACATAAACCCTATTTGTTTCAGGTCCATACATCTAAGTATATAATCATAATGCCCACCAATTGACACCAAGACATTCGTCTCTTGGCAACGGCTTTCATTCTCTCACCAAAGGTTAGTATGTTCAATACTAAGAGCTTCCTTTGGCAACATCAATAATTTTATTGATGGATGTTCATGAATATCATAATGAATAGGGAAATTATAACCATCTTTAGCTTGATGGTCTTCCGCGTACGGCTCTGGCATCGGTATTTTCGATGATAGAGCTCTCCTCCAAACACGTTTGATCTCGACGTCATACTTCACTGTATTACGCCTAGCAACACGAAGTTTCGTTCCTAATTTACTTAGGATCCAAGATTTCTTGGAAGGAACCGACGCCAATATAAGGTATCTACCCCACGGTAATGAATCATCATTAGTCGCTTCGTAAATATCTCCTACTAACATCCTCCTACCAGCATATGGCACGTTCTTATCTGTAATCAATTTTTCGAAATTCATTCCGAGTTTCGATTTACCTTCAGGTGTGGTATCATCTAAGCTTGTAAGTGTAAGATTATAATGAGAATAAGTCCTTTCGGCATCCTCATCATCTTCATACATATACGCATTTTTTAATAACACATCTAAACAATAAAGAGTTACTAAGTCTTTATAAGATATCATACGTGAGCCTTCCCAATCTTCACCAACTGTCATTTCATAAGAATTCAATTGAAATGGTGGTGGTTTTGGAGCCTCATCCATAGCTAACTTCCACAATGGCCAATCATCCACAGAACCACGCATAGGTAGTTTTTCATTTTCATGAATCTTTCTACACATACGTAACTCTAAATCTGTAGGTTTATATCTACCAATACATGGTAAACCACAACCTCCCAGACGTTCTGGAATGAACCAGGGTCGCATCTTTTGCTTAAGTTTGTAAGAGTTAAGAGAAATAAAATTTGTTAATAATTTTTCTCTTAACCGAAAACCTTCGTTTTCACCATATCCCGGTATATCAATATCTGGACATGTCTCAAGCAATTTACGAGCTCTGGCTCCAATTGACTTATTGTCATCATCTTCACTAGCAGATTCACCCGAGCGTGTGAAACCCATCATAAGACCTAAATTAACAAAATTAGACCTACGAAACTTATGTTCATAAACATAACTTTCACCTTGATGTTTTCCACTTTCATGAAATCGAGTTTCTAGTTCAAAAACTTCATCAACATCAGCATGGAAGAAACATGTAGAGTTCATATTCAAGTAAACACTTGACCAATAAACTTTTCCTACAGATTCTTTTAAACCACAAAATGCTGTGACTTTTGACCAGATTTCTCTGCCACGTTGGTTAGTAACCATAACACAATCATCACCATTAATGCACATTTTTGCACTGGCTAATGAAATATAGCTTGCGAACTCCTGTTCACTAGACAACTCTAACGCCCATCGACATAATGCACCATTAATGATACATAATATTGGAAATGACGTTACAGAACCCATTAATTGCCCATTACGTTGAGGTAACTTCTTACCTGCAATTTCGGTCTTCTTTGGACCAACCATAATGTGCCCAGTTAATGATCTACTGAACAAGGATAATAATTGGGGTTCCA